CTTAAAGCTGTCTCCGTCACCGTCATCAACTCCCATTGTGAATATCTTTGTACCAGACAATGCAAAAGCAAGTATAGGATCCCCGTCTGTGGCAGAGTTTGATACTTGTATTGCAGTTACATCAGTATCGTCTTCTACTTCAAGATGTGCTCCAGGTGCATCTGTACCAATTCCAAGCCTTTTATTAGTGTCATCCCAAAACAAATTGGAATTGTCTTGTTGTAATTTACCATCAGTACCTATAAACAAAACACTACCAACAGTAGAATTTATAATTCTACTTTCTATTTTAATAGCTCGTCTTATAGATGATACTAAACTCATAATAAAGCCCCAACATTAATAGTTTGACCTGCTAAATTACTTATAGCATACAAAGCATTACTAACATCATTATAACTAATTATTGCTTCCTCTGTAGCTTCTAACCTAAACACATCATTTGTTTTATCACTTAATATACCAGATTTACCAACAAATATTAAACCAGTATTTTTATCATCTGCCTGTATTCTTATTATTTGTGTTGGTGTTCCAGTTATAGATATTTGAACTTCTGAAGTACCTACTGATATATCTCCTAATCCTTCAACATCAGTCATCTCTACAGGATCAACACTAACAGTAATAGTAATTCCAACTATTCCTTGAACATGAATAGGACTTTCAAATGAACCTATATTATTATCATTTTCATCAACAAGATATGTATCTTGTATTTGTCCCATTCTAGCTTTGTGTGTCATATTCTATATTTTTTAATACTTAAATCTTCTTTTCTAATTCTACAATTTTCAACATAATGTGACCCCTAGATAAAAATTTAACATTTTAAATATCAAACTTATTATACTAGGGATCACAAATCTTGTAAACATACATTATGTAATAATAAAGTTATTACCATAAGTACTTTAATACTAAGCAGTTACACCTTCTAAAGTTGAGTGGTGTATAGTAGATCGCATCACAAAAGCTTCATCCGCATAAATGTCAAACTGATCAAACTGTGAACTGGTTTTACTCAAAGGAGTAACAGTTACATCATTCATATAACCTACCCAAAACTCACTAGTATCTACTACAAAAATATTAGTAGTACTTCCAGTAGCACCAAGCTGATTAGTTCCATCAAAATAGAATGTATTCAGTACATTAGTAGATGCAAATACAGGTATCTCATCATAAGACATAACCCTAAACCCACCTTTTACTTCTACTGAGTCAACCCATCTCTGTTGTGACTGCAATGCAGCACTAATCTTACGTCTACCGGACTTAGATGTAATCATAACATCAGGTGCTCCTGCACACGCATCAATAGTTTCATCCATCTTAGCTACAGTGAAAGCACTTCCACCAAGAGTAGTAGCCTGTGCAATTCTCTGATTACCTGTGATAAGTGTATTTAAACCATCAGGCTCAAGATTAGCTGTAGCACCATAAAACATTGCTAACTCTTCTTTATCTCTGAAAGCCCTAGACCTTGTTTCAATTTCCTCAGAAAGCAAATCCTTATAACTTCTACCTGCATCCTGTGCAAACCTTGTTACTTTACCTCTAGCAAGCAATGTTCTGAACTGAAATGTTACCCTAGCTGATTCACTTCTATCAATATCTGGTTCAGTAAGATCACTTACCCACTGTGCAACTGTATTTGCAGCAGCAGCACTACGCCTATTTAACAACCAAGAATCAGAACTTCTCTGTTTCCTTGGAATGTTTTGTCTAAGAGGATTCTTATACTCTATGATTTCTGCTATAATCTTATCAACCTCTGGCTGAATAAGAACACCACCTGTAGCACTATAATCAAGAGACCTCTTAATCTCATTTTGCCAATTATTACCCATATTAATCTCCTTCTATTAAACTTATTAAATTTTACTTTACTTGAGATGCATTAAAATCCATCAACATACCTAACTTATCTCCAGGTGCTGCTTCTTTATATTTATCAGATCTTAAGAACTTTTCCTTCTCACTCAAATTCTTCTCAACATCTCTCTCATCTTCCTTATGTTCATCAAAACCAACACCTTTTCTTATAGGAAGATTATTAGAAATCATACTTTTCAAATCAGAAAGACTTTTTCTTATTTCAAGAATTTCTTTATCTTCATCCACAGACTTAGAAATTTCTTTAGTTTCATCTTCTTTCTTCTCATACTTATTCTCATCAACAGACTTAGAAATATCTTCCTTCTTTGATTCATCAGCTACTTTAGACTTTGATACATCAACAACAACTTCTGAAAGTGCTGTAACTGTTTCTTTAATTTCACCAATAAGATTACCTATTGAATCATTAATAGCCTTTGTAATATCATCTATACTAACTGAACTTTTAGATACATCTTCAGTTATATCTGGTGATGTTGCTTCAAGTGCTTTCAAAAAATCAAGTACACTTCTAAGTGTGTCAACCTTAACACCATCTGCATCTGAACTCAAAGCATCTTCTACAGAAGTAACAAGAATTTCAAGTTGTTTAGCATCCCTATCAATAGTTTCCTCTTGACTCTTTTCAATCTTCTTTTCTTTAGTTTTAGCTTTATTAGCCATACTATTCTCCTCACTAAATTCTTTCATTGACTTCTCAACATAAAATGCTAATGTTCTTGCACTAGCATCTGCTGGTATTGTTACCAATGAAGTTTCAAATATTTTCATCTGGTTTACATACTGTACTACCTTATCTAAACCTTTAATAAATTTCTCAGTAAAATCCAATGCAGTACCACTAATACTGAATTTACTAAGAACACCTTCTTGGACCTTCTGCCAAATATCAGGAACAGTTTTTGAAATTAAACACTTTATCCATAAAGCTCTTTGTTCAGGCATATATTTAACATCAATAATCTTACCTATTTCTTTATCCCTATCATGATTATAAAGTAATGTAGTATATTTCTTTAAATCATCTTCTGCACCTATCAATGCTTCCTCAGAAATATATAAACCATCTACATCTAGATCAGCAGTAGTGGCAATTCCTTCTATAATCCATTTACCTTCTTGATCTGCAAATCTCTTTACATCAATATTTGCATCAAATTTTACTTCTTTATTACTCATAAGAATACTCCTTGAATAATTTCCTATAAAAAATGTATAAAGGCAACTACTAGGAATGTAGCTTTCGTGTTATAGGCACTAGCCCTTAATTCTTACTCGTTAATGAATCCACCTGTATTAGATATCGCATCCACCTCCGATTGCATCCAATGGTTCTTACTTATTGTACTTTCAATGAACTCACCAACTGATATAGAGAAGTAATGTGGATCAGGTTTCATATTATCTTTAAATATAATAAGAATACCAACAGGAGTATCTAAACTTCTAATAACAGTATTTTGTAATATTTTATTGTCAACAAGACCCCTTATAAACTTGTTAAAATTTTCAATAGTATACTTACGTGTACCACTATCATCTGAGAAATAATAACCACCTGAATATGCGTCACAAACTTGTTCAGCAGATACCATATGTTCTAGTACTCTACATCTCATATCATGAAAATACTGACAATATTCACACTTACCAGTTTCAAAATCATGTTGTCTTAGTCTAACTTCTGGATCTGTAATAAACCTAAAAAACTGTTTAGTCTTAGACACACTTCTCTTTTTCCATTCCCCATCATTATCAATACCATAACCAGCATCTGTTAATGCTTTCATAGCAACATTTGTACAAGCAGACTGTGTAGAGTTGTTATCTACATCACTAGGTTTCTTATTACTTCTATCTTCTATACACTTATTATATGCTTTAGATACAATACTCTTAGCTTCTTTAGGTGCATTTCCAATATCAGGTGCTCCATCCTTACCCCTCTTTATGTCACATCCATTACCACTTCTATCTAGAGGAACATCATATCTTCTACCTCTTTGTTCAAACTCCTCTATAATTTCATTTTGCATTTTCTCTAAATCTTCTTTACTGTAACCATAAACATGTTTACCAGTTCTTACAGTAATTTCATAAAATGCTTTAATTATAGATTCTCTAAAAAGTAACTCAGCATCATCTAAATCAGCAACAGTAACACTAGCACTTAGATCAAATGTGTCAGGCATCTCCTCATCAACTTCTTCGTATACAGATGCATCCCTATTTAGTTTTTCATACTGTTCTTTTAAAAACTTATATCCCATAAATTACCTCTCAATACCTAAAATAAAATCTAATTTATCAATTGGATTAGTAAATTCACAAATAGATCTTTCATCAGAATACTTACAACCATCACGTTTAGCAGCATCCTTTAAACTTTTTAAACTTACATTTAATACTTTAGCAAAACCGCTAAGACGTTCTATAGGTGGACAATTAATATTTCCACTCAGTATATTATTAACAGTAGCAGATGATATACCAGCAGCTTTACCCATAGAATCTTTTATATCGCCTTTTGACTTAGTATCAGATACTTTGGAATCTATTTTAGAATTTAATAAACTACTTAAACCAGAACCCCTATAAACATCACCCATATTTAACTCCTATTTTATCTAAAACTTTACCAATACCTAAATTACTTATACAATATTTATATAACTTATTATGAGTTTTTTTCATAATCTGGAATTTATTTGGTTTCTCTAAATGAACACCAAACATACAAAACATACAACCTGTATTTTTATAACCTATATCATATATACTAGAATATTTTAAATTATTTAATTTAATGTATTCCCAAATATCTTTTTCTAACCAAATAGATAAAGGTAATGATTCTTTCTTTTTACCATCAAAAATATTACAACCTTTTCTTAAATACTTCTGTTTTCTTAAAGCACTATCATAAACCATAGTTCCTATAAACGGTAATAATCCATACTCTTTTTCAAACTTACGTGAAGGCCATTTTTTTAATGCATCACAACACTTATAACTTATTTTAAAATTAGAATTTATTAAATACTTCCATTTTTCTGGTATTTTACCTGACTTATTTTTATCACCATATAATCTTTTGTTTCTTAACTTATCAGATTTTGTATTTATAACTTCAAATAATTTTTGACTAACTTCTTTAGATACAATAGGATAACCATAATGATTTAATACTTCTTTAAAATTCATTTTAGGTTTTACCCAAACTACATTATCTACACTTTTTACAAATTTAATAATCTCTGGATACTCTAAGCCAGTATTTAAAAACATAGCTTTAGTATTAGGATATTTCTTTCTAATTATATCTAAAAGAACAGTAGAATCTTTACCACCTGAAAATGATACATATACTTTTCCATTATAATGCCTATAAAATTCTTCAATACGTCTTTCAGAAAACATAATCTTAGCTTGTAATGGTAAGGATTGTTTCTGTTTTAAATAATAAGAATCAATTTTTAACAATTTGTAATTTTCTTTTTTTCCACGATTCTTTTAGCATAATAGAATGTCTATCTTTTCTTTCATTTGACCATTTTCTACCATAATTATAATTGCTTTCACCACTCACAGCTTTAGATATTTTATTTTTTGTTTCTTTAGATCTTTTTAATCCATAGTTAGGAGCATCTTTACCAAATTTTCCATACATATGGTTCTTTTCTCCTGTACGTGATAAAGATAAATTCTTCCTATGCTCATTTGTTATTTCTTTACCATACATAGCATTTCTTTTACCAGTACTATGCCAAATTCCATGTTCTTTTCTAGTTAATTTTATTAAATTACTAATATTATCATTTAATTTATTACCATCTATATGATGTATAACGCAACCATCACCGTAAACTACTTTATTATCTGGATTATAAAGATTCCAAATAGATTTAGCTAACATAACAGAAGCATAATACTTTACTCCATCATGTATTATTGAAAAACTACAAAATCTTCTACCATCTTTCATACGACAACAAGCAATTAATTCTTTTACTCTATCTTCTTTGTTCATATTATTCTCCTTGAATAATTTCCTATGAAAATGTATAAGGGCGACTACTAGGAATGTAGCTTTCGAGCGATCTACTCTAGCCCTTAATTTTTATTACTTCTATACAACTTTCTTTTTCTTCTTAGTTTCTGCATCTTCAATAGTTTGTTCATCTACTGAGTTCTTATCTTTATCAACTGTAGAACTGGCATCTGATGTATTTGTATCTGACATGCCATTAGGCATACCCATGTCATCTAATACAAGATATTGATTACCAATTCTCACGGCTAACCTATCCCCACCAGGAACTGGATCAAAGTTAAGAACTTTTCTTGCTTCATTCTTTGTTATAATTCCAGCATCACTTAATTCCTTACCAGTACTAGCATCAACAACAGGATCTATCACAAATCTTAAAGAAGCATCTGGTGCAATTTCTCTTATTAGTTCATTGTTTAATTTTAATGTTATAAGATTAACTAAAGGTCTAAATAATTTTGATTTTGTATTCTTTGATAATGCATCAGTTGTTGATCTTGTTAGTCCATCAGCATTACCTAAATCTACAGAAGATACTCCAAAATTTCTATTAACTGTTTCCTGAATAATAAGTGTTAATTCTGCTAACTGCATTTCCCTAAAAGGCCTTGTGAAATCTATCCATCCAGCATTACCAACATTGTCTAATACTTTTAATTGTCTTTTTCCACCCTCACCCCTACTTGCTTCAAACTGTGCTTTAGCTCTTTCATAAGCCTTTTTACCAATCTGCTCTAGATATAAAACTCCAGGTGGTATTTCATCATCTATAAAATGTTTAGCTATAGACTGAGATGAATACATTAAAGCAGATACTTCATTTGTAATTGTTTCTATTATAGGTGTACCATAAGATGAATAAGTTCTTGGAAATTGTATTGTCCATATAATATCATCAACACTATGAGGTATTACTAATCTTTCCTTACCTGCTCTGTCAGTTAGTATCTGTTTAAAATATGTTATGTATGAACGTGAAGAGTCAAGAACTGGTCTAAACTGTGTAGCATCACGAGCATATATTTCTACAATATTACCATTTATACTTCTTACTTTTTCAATAACAGCTTGATCTAATACTAACAAATCAGTAAGAAATTTCTGTATAATACTAGGCCATGTCTCTTTTGATATATTAGGTCTATTTATAAATTCTTCTACAGCTTTAACACTACTCTTTTTACCATCTACCCTTATAGGTAAATGTGCTACTTCTTTAACTATTGAATCTATTGCTGGTCTAACATGAGAACTTCTTCTATAAATCTCTCTTAATGTATCAAAAGATAAAAGAGAATCTCTCTCCATATTCTGAGAAGAATACGACCAAGCCTGAGAATTTGTATTGTGGTCATCTCTCCAACCACGATTAATACTGAATCCGTCACCATCTTTTAAATCGGAACTTAATTGAATAGTTTTATCACCAACAACTTTTGCAGAATAAGTTCCAACTAGATTTAATGCTTTTGAAAAGTCCATTGATATCTCTGAACCATCATGATCTAAAACACGAAACCCATTACCATTTTTTTCACTCATATATTATCCCATCTGCCAACTAGCAAATCCACCTTTACCAACTCCTTCATTAGAATATTTTTTACTTCCTTGAACAGCTAAATAACAAGCCATTACAGCATCACTATATGTTCCATAAGGATATTGTAGAAGTTCTGTTATCCAATGACAAATATTACAACCACATCCTTTTTCTAATTCCCAATCATACTCATCTTCTTCCATTGGTATAACCCACCTACCATTTTGAAAATCAGTTGCCATAGCAGGAACACCAAAATCTAAACTTTTCTTCTGTTGAGATCCTGTAGTAAAAGGTTCTATGTTCATTTCTACACCTTGTAGATCATCTAACCAATCTATTATAGCTTGTTGATAAAAGTTATTCTCAACTACAGCAGCTACAGGTGCTACCTCATTATACATATCTATTAATTCTCTTGCAGTATCAGGTGAAGAAAACTTACCTCTACGTATTTCAATAGGATATCTAATTTTCTTCTCTTCATCAAAAGCTAAACCAAATAGTACAGTATACTTAGAGGATTTACCTTGACCTATTGCTAAATCAACACCTATAAATTTTTCTAGATTATCTATATAAGGCATATCTTGTCTTGAAACACAACAAGCTTTAATATTATCCTTATTAAATACTTTATCAAAATCAGACATCATTAATCCACGAAAGGCTGGATTAAAGTATATTGCACCTCTAAATTTAAATTCTTCTATAAGTGCTTCCTTAGGCCACCGTTCTTCCCAAACTGGTGTAAAGTCCTCATCTATAAAATACTTATAAGATTGAAACTTTGGTGTCTTTAATAACTTTGCAGTTAAATCATCTTTGTGCCAAGGTGTTGCAACATATATAATTCTAGCTTTTGGACCAGATTTAATATCCATCCAGTTACCAAAGAATGCATCTATAACTTGTTGTCTCATACTAGGGTTAAGAATAGCATTCTTAAAAGAAACAACATCATCAAATAAAACTAAATCAGCTTTACCTCCAGTAGCAGAAGCTAATACTCCACAAGCTTCTATAGATGAATCCTTTCTAACATGAGTACCAGCTAATCTAACTTTAGATGCAGACCAAAGAGGTGCGCCTTCATCTGTTATGTCTGGAAATATATCATGAAACTTACCACCCTCTTTTGATATATGACCTTTTATTTCCTGTAATATCTTGCAAGATAAGTCATCAGAATGACTTATAATCTTAATTCGTATATCTGGATTGTTTCCTAACTCCCATAAACATCTCTCTACACTTATTGTAGTTGTTTTACGATGATCTTTAGGAGAAGTAATAACAGTATATATGTTATCAGTTATATGACTATGCCACTCTTGATGCATATTAGACAGAGGACATTCAAAATCAGTTGCCATATACTGAGAAAAAGCAAAAGGATCTCTCCTAGCTCGTTGTCTTATCTTCTCCAAGTTCAATGAGAGTAAGTGCTCTTTGAGTTTCCTTGAGTTTTGTGTCAAGTTCTCCATCATCCAACCCCTTTAAATCTACACTTATTGTTGTTTCTGTTTTAACTGTAGGTTTACCAAGTATCAATCTCCTTTGTTCATTAACTAATCTAATAGTACTAACAACATCACTCCAAGATGTAGGTTCTATTTCTTCAGAACATATCTTCTCTAGAATCATATCTTCTAGACTAGTTAATATACCTAATTGTTTTTCATCTTCTTCTAATATTATTGTATTGTTTGATTGTTCTTTTATACTTAATCTAGCTTTAAGCATACCTTGTAGCTTTTCTATTTTATCATCCCAACCATCTTCAACTTTCCATTTAGAAAGAGTTGGTTGTGTAACACCAAGTTCTTCAGCTATACTAGATAAAGTATTCCTACCTCTATATAATTTAAATGCTTCTTTTCTTCTTTCAGTATCTTTAGGCCTAGCGATAATATAACCTCCATTTTTATTTATTTTATTAATAATACTATATTTTCAATATGTTGTCAATATACATTATCTAATTACATCTTTTAGAATTAGAAAAGTGCATAAAAAAACCCCACAATGATAATTTTATTTACCATTGCAGGGTAAGGAGGAATTGTTAGACCCGATTATCTAACAAGCACAACCATGAAAAATACTAATCTACTTCTTTTCTTCTTCTACAACTTTAGGTTTTGTTATATCTTTTAACATAGAACCGTCTTCTAACTCTTTGTTAAAATATTCTTTAAACTGTTTAATTCTTAACTTTTGACCTTTGTACTCGAAAAAACCACCCTTATGAAACACTATACTATCAAGTTTAATACCTAAAGTTATAGTATCCATAACTTTATCAATACCATGTGAATAAGATATTTCTACTTCTACAGGACTACGTGGTCTATCCATCTTATTCTTTACTATTGATACTCTACAACTCATACCAATAGGATCTTCAGATTTCTTATTTTCTGGATGTATAAAGCCTGTATTAGCTGTCTTTAATCTAACAGAAGAATAAAACTTTACAGCATTACCATGTGGTGTTGTTTCAGGATTACCAAATACAATACCTATTTTTTCTCTTACTTGAGATACTAATATCAATGCTACTTTACTATTCCATATTAACTTATTAATTTTTCTTAATGCAGTAGAGACAATCCTTGCTTCTGACGCTAATGCTTTTGTATCTTCTGTTTTTCCAGCTTCAAATTGTTTCTTACATCCTAATACTGATAATGAGTCTACAACTAAACAAGCAGGTACTTTATTCCTTTTAGCAAATTCACAAGCTAATTCTATTTTATCAAAAGCATCTTCAAGATAATCAGAATCAAGTATTAACAATTTAGAATCATCTATACCTAATTTCTTAGACCAACCAGATAACATAGAATTCTCAGTATCTAGCATTATACCAACGCCACCATTCTTCTGACAAGATGCTAATAAATTTGCAGCAAATATACTATTATGTGTTACTATAAAATCTTTAGTAACAAAAAGTTTACTTTTATGTGCTACTGATATACAAGTTACTTCTTTCTTGTTCTTAATAGATACAATTTTTTGTAACCTTCTACCATTAGAACCTCTTTTATAAAATTTATATCTGTCAACTTTTCTTTTTAACCTGAATGGTACTAGATTATTGAAATTAATTATAACACGATAACTTAATCTACCACGTTTCTTAACTCCTTTATGCGTATAGAAAGTGTATCTACTTGTTACTTTACACTTACCACCAAGAGACAAAACAATAAATTTTACATTTTCTGACAATTGCTTTGATGTTGTACTATATTCCATAAAACCACTAACAGAACAATGACCATCAGAATCCATTAATCCTCTAAGAATTTCTAACCTAACATTAATATTATTAAATAAGTATTCTCTAGGAACAAATTTTTCATATGATTTCTTACCTAGCAAACCAACATTTCTAAGTTTATCACACATACCTGAAATAGTATATGAGTACTTACCACAAGCATCCTTTCTACATATACTACCAAGAAACTTAGGTATTTCTACGTCAGCAGTTGTTAGTTTTACAACGCACTGATTACCTGTACTATCTTTCTTTTTGTAATCAGCTAAATGACCACCACCTATTAACAATCCCAATAAATAAGGATCAATACTAACTTTTTGTTTATTAAATTTAATAGGTTCTACTAGTGGTATTTCTACACGATATTTCTCTTTTGGTATTAAACCACCATAATCAATTATATCATTAGTAGACATAACTTTATAAGTTCCATATTTTTTAGAAACTTTACCTGTACCTAACTTCTCTTTTAATCTTTCTCTTCTACCTTTTACATACCACAAATGATCTTCACATGATTCAATTTCAGAACCATCATCAAATATAAAATTATAGCACTTTCTTTTACCTCTATTAAATACACCTGTCACCTTAGTTTTACTACCATCTTTTGAAAATACATAATCACCTATCTTTAAATCTGATATTTTTGACCATCCGTCAGGTGTCATAACTGGTGTATCATTTGGTAGTGCTTTTCCGGTACTTTGCCACCCGAATATCTCTGTTAATCTACCATAAGGAATTCCACCACCTAAAGAATAGTCAAGAGCACCACTACCAGTACTAAGAAATCCTAATTTATGTTCTGGTAGTGGTTTCTCTTTTAACATAGAACCAGATTTTCCAAATGTATCTAATAAATCTTCATATATTTTATCTTGGTTCATTGTAACCCCTTAAACAAGTGATTCTAATTCTTTTAACAATTTTGCTTTTCTATCTTCGGCACTAACATCAACTTCTTTATTTTCTTCAACATTATCTACCTCTTTAGCAGATGTATCAATTAGTGTAGGAACTTCATTAGGAACTTCATTAGTTTTTTCACCTGTAATATTATTAACGACATCTTTCAATTCAAAAGCATCTTTGAAATCCATAATACCATCTAGTTCAAACATACCATCTATCCAAGCATCAGACTGTTTAGGATCATCAGACAGTGTAGAATTATTAGGTGATACCTTTACAACATAACTTGTATCTAGTTTCTGACCAGTTCTTTCAATAGTTACATCTCTACCTTCATCAACATCTGTAATATCACCGTAATCTTCATCGTACAAATAACTAAGAATGTTTTCATAAAGTTGAATACCAGAACGCATTATCTGCACACCTTTTTCTTCTTCACCTCTTACAATAATATTGTAATAAATACTCTTCTTAGCACTAAACTTACTAGCTAAAGCATCTTTACCACGACCTCTCAACTCTTTAGTAAGCTCACACAAAGGACATTCTTTATTAATAACAGTAAGACAATTAACCATTCTATCATTAGGTGGTATATTCCAATGTGACCTACACTCAAAAGCTATATCACCAGCTTCACTCCAAGGTGGAAGTATTCTAATCTTACTATTACCTTCTGGTATCTTCCACATGGGTAATAGATTCCTTTGTGCTTCCTCCTGCAACCTTTGCTTTGTTTCTTTTGCTCTACTTGAATTTACCTTATATATTGTTCTTTTAGCCAAAATACCTCCTTATGAATTATAAATTAATATAACGATAACCACTAAATCTTCTAGTACTTATTAGTCAATCATCTTCTTTACCATATTTAATATCAACTAGATGATCTGCTAACTGTCTCATTTCCCAATTACCTATCTTTAGTTTAGAACCAACAATCTTTTCAGACAACTCTTTTGTTAGTGCATCTTGATCTAAAGTCAATAAATACTCCCTATAATTCTTTCTTTTAAAAGAATCACTCTTTGTGTAATAATCTTTATTTTCATCAAATAATTCCATTGCTTCCTCCTTAATCTTTATCAATATTAGAATCGGTTTTACGATTAAAACCAATAGACTTCAATACATCATGCTTCATTACAGCACTTTCTTTATTGTTTTTATATCCCTCCCATATTCTAACTTTCTCAAAATAATCTTTCTTAGCTTCTTGAACTACACCTTCATCAGCACTTACTACATTCTCAGCTTTCTTATCAGTGTCACCACACATCTTTGATTTTAGAAATATCTTTGCAGAGACTTTTTTAACTTTGTCTTTTGCTATTAATTGATCTGAGTATGCTTCTGTTGTTAGGCGTGAATAAAGATAAAAAGCTTTAACTACATTGATGTATTCATCTTCTAGGTTATCAGGATTAATGTTATACAAATTTCTAACACTATCATTAAAATCTTTTTTAAGCATTAACACCCCCAATAAAATTAATCGTTTTCTATATTATACACATTTTCTGTAAAAAGTCAAACATATATTTGAACAACAGAAATTCACTTGACAATTAGTAGTAGGCATAAAAAAACCCCACAACAATATTTAAACTGTTGCAGGGTCTTTTTACAATAAATTCTAAACTCTATCTTTTATATTTAATTCCTCCTCTAATCTTTTTACACCTAAATATTCTCTTTGACGTTCTGGAATAAATGATTCAACATTTAGTGAGTATGATATTTCATACAACATTCTCCAATGTTTAGAACAAACAAATAACTTACATCTTACGTAGTTTAAATTAGTATAACCCCAACATGAATAAGTAATAGCATTATTAAGATCTAACTCTTCTCCACAGAAATGACATTTATTAACATTCACCCCAGTTTCTCCCAACCTTTACATCAACTAATACATCACCTATTAATGTATTTTTCTCTAATATACTCTTACATTTCTCTATTAAATCTTCTTCACTTTGATGTATTTTAAAATACACAGCATCATGTTTAGTATGTATTACTTTACTCTTTTTATATTTAAGATAGTTATGACAATCTAATACCTTTGGCCAAAATATTGCAGAACTACCAGCTTGAATAGGAAAATTAACAGATTGTCTAAATATATCACCGTCCATATCAAATATATTATACTGTTTAGTTATGAACCTTCTTTTCCTACCTACAATATCAACTATTTCACCATTAAATAATGCATCATCTCTAAACCCATTTAACATTTTCTTTACATTTTTAAAATTCCTAAAGAATCCTTTCTTTAACTCTTCTGCAAACTCTGCTTCCATGTCAAATTCTATCGCAATACTTTCAGATCCTCTACCATATAATACACCATAAATAACACCTTTAATCTGTGTCCATATATCTTCTGTATAATCTAAGTTAATTATCATCTTTGTGAGTTGTTGCTTTACATCTGGTGAATCTAGAATCTCTATTAATTTATTTTCCTTTGCTAAGTACGCAGCGATCCTTAATTCAAACTGTTTATAATCCATACCAACAAACATAAATCCTTGTTCTGTAGTAAACAGTTCTCTATAACCACCTTCTCTTGGTATTGTATGTAGAGGTGATGTTAATCTACCACTAACTGTTCCATTAATATTATTAGAATTATGAATTTTACCATCATATTGTAATAACTTAAATAGATCTGTATTATAATCCGGTGTATATGAACTCAAGTTTTCAGAGTATTCTAAAAGTTGTAACTCAGTTTTAATTAACTCAACTTTAGAATACTCCTTCTTATTAATCACACCTGTAAGATATGTTCCTAAACCTTTAACCAAATGTCTCAGTTCTAATAATAATTTAGGTGCTTCATGTTTATTTTCTAGTATTTTTAATGCTGCCTCGTTTGTACAAGGAGCACCAGTAGGTGTTTTAGATGGACATTTTAATTTCAAATCTTTATATAATACTTCACCAACTTGTTTTGTTGAGTTCCAATTTATAGGTGATATATCATTAAGTTTTCTTTTTATTCTAACACATTCAAGATTTTTATTTAAACTTAAATTCTTTAATCTATTTATATCTATAGTTATTCCTGTTGATTCTATATCTATAAGCATTCTATTAACAGGCATAATAGTTTTAAAGAACAAATCTTCATAACCATCTATCACTATCCAATCCTTGAATATATTATACAGTCTAAATGTTACATCAGTATCAAAGTTATTATACAATGCTACCTTATTTATATCTTCTTTATCTAAAGCTAATTTACTTTCTAAATTATAATAAGGTACATCTGTATATACTGATGCAAGCGTCTTTAAACCATGACTTACATTGTCGTTTAATATACCTATTGCAGCATAAGTATCAAAATACCAATTCTGTACTTCTATACCATACCTATTTTTAAGAAACAAAACATCAAACTTGGTATGTGATACAGATCTTATATTTAATGCAAATATCTTCTTATACCATTCTTGATTAAAAGGTATACATATAGATGAACCTTCAGCAAAAGAGAAACTACAAGTTACTATATTATCATTATATGTATTCAGACCAGTAGTTTCTATATCAAAAGCATATGAATTACATTTACTTACCAAATTATACACCTTTTGAAAATCTTCTGTATATATGTATTTTCTTGGTATAGGTTTATATTTACCTTCTAGTACACGAAACGCCTTATATATATCTGATTGAAACTCAAACAAATTAGCTGGTCTCTTAATCAAAGAACTAGGATGATATGTAGGCATTATTCTTATACCTTCCCTAATATCATCAAACACATACCCCCTCACATCAGATATTTTCTTATTACCTAAGAAATATTTTGTAGCTACTGCACCTAAAGGGACAATAACTTTAGGTTTAATTTCAAATATTTCATCTTCTAAATAATCCTTACATGCCAATACTTCAGGTGGTTTAGGATTACCCTTAGATAATTGCATACATTTTAAAAGTGTAGTCCTATATACATCATTTAATTTATAACCTGCCTTCTCTACACACTCTGACAATAACATACCTATTACACCAGATATGGGTGACCCATATACAGCATCTTGTTGACCAATAACATCACCAACAAACATTATCTTATTATCAGTATTACCTTCACCCATAATCCAATGATTCATTCTTTTATTTCTACTATTTTTTCCTAAGTGACATTTATCACACTTTCTCATATCTCTCCTTTTTCATTAATAAGTATTTTTTTACTTGAACATCTGGTATATGTAGAGGTATTGTACTAACACAACCCCAACATAATTTCTCTGATTCTATATTAAACTCCCAAGAATCGTACTCATAATTAAGTCCACATACTGTACAAGTTTTAGTTTTCATTTTTCTCACTTAAAAATAATAAATACTTTCTTAATTGATAAACATTTATATGACTAGGTACACTATTAACACAATCTACACAATAACCTACTATTTGTTCAGTATATTCATAGACTTGTTTTTCTTCTCCACAACATTTACATTTTAATATTCTCATTTTATATAAGGAATCCAATCACTACAGTTTAAAGATATTTGTGTTATTTCTTCACATTCTCTAAAGTCTACACCAAAATCACCAAAATGTATACTATGTCCTTCTTTACATCTTTCATTTACTACAGAACAATCATAGCATACCCTATTATGTGTGGATAAGCTACTAAATTTCTCACCACACTTCAAACAATTTCTTTTTTCTCTAACTATATCTCTAGGAGATATAGATTTTTCAGTACGAATATATGAACTTTTTCTGCTTTCACTTGCTAGTTTTCTGGTTTCCTTACATATGATTTCTCTATGTTTACGACAATATTGTTTATTGGATGATCTGGTAAGTAGCTCTCTACCACAATTTTCATATTTACAGTATGTTTTTCTTATTCTTTTAGTTAAAAATTTACCCTTTATAGCCATTTATCCTCCTAGCTTTTAATTTGCTTAATATGTATTTCTCATGTTGTTCTGGTGGAATGTGGTCTATAGGTATTAAATTAAAACATTTATTACAATACAAAGCTAACCACATACCAGTTTTTATAATATGATTTTCACCACAACCTTTACATTTATCAATCATAATTTTCCTTTTTTAAAGATATTAAATATTTTTCATGTTGTTCTAAAGGTATATGTTTAGGTATAGAATAAAAACAAATATTACAATATTGTGGAAGAAGATCTGGATCATGTATATTAGGATCATGTATATTAGGATCATGTATATTAGGATCATGTATAGATCCACAACACGCACATTTATACACACTCAATTTAAGTTACTAAAAGGTGTAATCGTAGGTAGATCTAACACATACAAGTAATCATATTTAATTGTTTTTATTCCTAACCTCTTCTGAAATATACTAAATTCATAACAACTATACTGTGGTGATGAGAAAAATTCAACCATATGATCTTTAACCTTTTCTATAGTATAACCTTTTTTCTCACTGAAAGAACCTGTAAATTCTTCCCATTTTTTATCACCTATTTTTCTAATATTTACCTTATATTTATTCATTTTTCATCTCCTGCAAAACTAAGAATGTTGTTGACATAATTCAATCTGTATGTCAAGTGAAATATAGTTGTCATAAGTCCTGTAAAATGAGGTGTTATCTAAAATATGCTTGACACATTTTAAGATACTTGTTATAATTAATCTTTTAAGAAACTTGTTTCTTATTTTTTTAGCTTTTTTGAATGAACGTAGTGAATGGAAGCTAAAAAAATCACATCAAAATTTAGTTTTTAAAATAAAAATATTATAACATAAAAAATTAAATTTTAAAATAAGTTTTTTAAAAAGTCATCATTTAATTTAGGAAAGGTACACACTTATTTTATTACAGTATACTCAGAATCATTAAATC